CTTTGGTTTATTAAGTTTTTCTTCGCTGGTAAGCGGAGGACCGTTTTGAAGAAAAACGGCAAGAAGAAGGTTGTCTTCTCACCTCTCAACTTTGAGAGAGGCCTCAAAGGCCTTAAAGCCATCTCCGGGTGGCTTCAGTGGGCCGCTTTAAGCGACATGAAGGAGCATAACGCTCCTCCTCCACCAATCCCTTACTGGGATGGTTGGCATTCTGAGTCTCAGAATCTCGAACTTAAATGGTTCGCGGGAAGTCTTTCCCGTTACAGGTCGATATTAACGGACCTTAAATTCACAGATGCTGAATTAACTAATCTTTGCCAGATTAGAACCTTTGGAAGGGCACTTCCGTGCCCAACCAAGAACATGTGTTCTGAAGCCTTCCGTAATCAGATGGCTATTCTCACAACCGAGAAGATCACTCCACCGGAGAGATTGAAAGTGGTCTCCCACTTTTCTAATGAGCTTGGAAAAAGGCTCAATGTAAGGGAAATGCCCTTACACACTCATGTTTCTGTGAGTACTTCAGGTTGCTTCGAAAGAAGTCAAGAAGAAGGAGGACTGGCCGGTGAGGTCAGTAGCTGGATAAACCAGCTGGATGTTCCACTTGACCAGGTCAGAGTGGGTCCTAGGCACTTGGGTGGTGCCTTTACAGATACACTTTTGGATCTTTTCGAGTCTTGCGGCCCGATAATAGACATTCTCGATGTCTATGGGGAAGCTCTCTTCCCAAGACCAAAGTCCTTCTATGGACTTAGTGTTGGTCTTAAAGGCTTAGGCCTTAAAAGGAAAAATCTTTCCTTACTCGACACCCTTTACGGTGGTGCCGGACTTTCCTCAAAAAAGAGGAAAGCTTCGAAGTTTCTCGATGAAGAAGCTCTTCCTTCCTCTTTAGGAAAGGTCATACTCCTTCTCTCTTCTGTTCTCGCAGAAGACCAAGGTGTATTCCTGTCCGACCTGACAGGGAAACCTCTGTATCCAGAAGTATATTTGCATGTCGCAAATTGGAAAATCCCGGTGTACCGGGGTGGGCAAATGAGACACCATCTCATTTACAAGCCCATCGACATGCCAATGTCGAAGCTCGACTGTTTAGCCGAGCCGGGCGCGAAGACCCGCCCGCTTGGTAAAAACCAAGCCTGGTTCACGATGGTGACCCGAGCCATGAGGTTCATGGCTGAACCCATTCTTTCAAGGGATGGAAGAGCCAGAATTGGCTTAAGGTCCACAAACAAAATGTGGACCTTTCTTAAGTACCTTAAGAGAGTTGCACCAAAATACGCAACTTTGATCTGTCAATCAACAGATTACAGATCAGCAACTGATCTAATTCCGCTTGATATCTTACAAGCGTTGTGGACAGGCTTTCTTCGTAGCCTTCCAAAAAGACATCCGTTCTGGGTCTTTGGTTCTTTGATTGTTTGTCAAAGACAGATGTTTAAGGCATCTAAATTCTCCCGGCTGGAAGAAGAGTTCCCTGATGGAACTTTGAACCTTCGTGGTTCATTCATGGGGGAGCCCATGAGTTTCCTAAGTTTGACTTTG